TTTTGCATAAATGCTTAATTCGAACGTTATAATATATGGAGTCGCTACATAAAACTTAGATGCCTTTTGATTATCTTCAACTCCAGTCCGAAGAAAATAATTAGTTTTTGGTAATTGTCTTTGTTGGTCGTATGCTATGTTAACAATCTCAAAAGACATACGAGGCAATCTTATTGCTAGTTGCCTTTCTGTATCTTCCCCATTACTCATCTCGTTTATGCGTTCCAAATATTTTCTTTGAGGTGCATAGGCAAGGGGAACTTTCATTTGAGAAACAACGTTGTCGCCAGACTTGCGAATGATATATAAATCATTAAACATAGCACCAAAGACAGCGACCGATTTACGAACCCTTTCGTTATAAAAGTGAGGATTACCGAACATTAGGATATATCTCCGAATGGATTAGATTCACTAAAATCTATGAACTCAAAGGCACTAATGTCAAAATCACTAACAACATTATCAGCACCACCCGGACTTCCTGGTTGTATTTTTTGCAGTTCTTCTATCAAAATGGGGGTTGCAATAGCACCGGAAGAAGATCCAATTAATTGGGTCGATGTCGTAAATGCTTTGTATTCCCCAGAATTATTAGATACATGCGTTAATCTAATAACATTATCAGAATCAGACCAGTGTACCACTTCTCCGCTAATTTCATAATTACTAAACGTTTGTATTACAGTTTCTCCATTCTCATAACCGACTGAAGAAGAATCCATAGTCAGCTGCCATTGATAGGCAGCAAAACTTTCCACTCTATCAATTTCTGGAACACCAGTATCGAAGTCTGCGTTAGTGTATTCAAACAATTCACAACGCATGCGAAATACTGGAAGTTGCCCTAATTGATAGAATGGGTTCTCATCTTCAACCTTCATAATTTGGAAAGTAGATCCAGATAAAGGAAGGTGGATTATATCTCCTTCTCTCGGGCGATAATATTTTTCAGTTTCGCTTTCTTCGTATTTTTTAATCTCAACGTTCCAACGGCGGCGAGACATAACTAATGTTATAGCATCTCTAATCTCTACACCAAATTTTTGGAACAAATCTCCATCACCATCAAATCCTTCCACATTTTCAATATACATCTCTATTTTATATGCAAAATTGAATCTGGAAAGAACCTCATCATTAAAGATCATATCTCTATAGACGACTTCTCTAGGGACATAATAACAATCTTGTCCATAAAATTTTAAAGACTCTACAATAAGATCTTCGTACAAAGTTTGTTCTGATCTGACGTTATGTCTAAAATATGGTGAAGTTGCCATAATTTATTTCCAATTATCCGATCATGAAGTCTGCAGGAAGTTCTTGCTCAAGGCGCATTCTTTCTCTTATGGTTTCTAATTCTGAGTTGGCGTCTTCGAGTATTTGTCTTCCGTTGATAGTAACTCCCCCTGGAAGTTGCATACCTTCAAATTTGGACATATTCATACCCCACTGTTGTTTTATCAAAGAAGTGGTATAATCTTTCATAAACATATCGTTCCAAACAGCGGAGTGTTGAGTGGGGTCTACTGTTTGATAAACTTCAAACGCGAGATGCTTTCCAGCGGATAATGTTCCGTCTTCAATATCGCTCCAAATATAAATTCTATTCGATCTGCGAGAAAATGTTATTAATGGTAAACCATTAACTTTCATATCAATTAATTCCATGTATGATCTCATTTGATCGTAATATGCTAATCCACCAACACCTACGTCTGACAATTGATGGAAATCGCTCATAGCAAATTGGTAATTAAAAGAGAAAAAATTGGAACTATTAATAATAGTGCTATCAACAGGAAACATTTTAGTAACATATAAAATATTATCCGGTATTGTAATATATTTGTTGGTGATGTCTTCCGATGTTAACTGGTACTCGTAATACACCCTAGCAGTTGCGTCTGCATGAAATTCTTGGTATAACTGTAGAGCATCATCTATTTTATCTTCTATTTGATCTTCGTCGACATTAATTTCTATTACTGGTTCACCCAGACGACGGAGGCAGTAACTAATTAAACCTTGTCTTGTTGATATAACTGCCATTTAAAATTCCTCGGTAGTATTTGTACTCTTACTATTTATACTAGAAATTTATTGTATTCTTGAATGCTCTGGTTTGTATTAGATCCCAGTCTTCTTTAGTCACTATCCAATGAAGTAATCTAACCCCACTGCTAGTTGTTTCTCCGCTATCAATTAAAGAAGCATTGTTTATGTGATTAACTAAATTATATACAGATTTATCGGATTCTCTAATGACGCCATAGACTCCATCAAACCCCCGCTCAACAAAGGCATAATGAGCATGCCGATACACCGCATAATCTCTTATCTTTTTTCTCTGACTGCTGTCGAAAGAACCGAACAACCCTTTCCTAATTTCAGAGTAATTTGCTATGGTCGATATTTCTAACCAAGTTTCTCCGGGGCGATAATCTTTAACAGATTTGTTATGTATTATAGCAAAAAGTATTTTATTATCGCACTTTAGCGCAGAATAATGAGTACCTTTCCACCACCATCCATCATCTTGAGAATTAACAAATTCCTCAACTTCTTTATCCCATTCACCGCAAACTGTTGTTATAATAGACATATTAAAAATCCGTAACTGCTTCCATTGCTCTTTGTTGTATCACCCCACTTTCCCAATGTTCTCTGGAAAAATACCAACGATACAAAGTTTCTTTTTTAGAATTTACATTACCAGAATCTTCAATAACATTAGAAAAATCTAACCAGCGCATAGTTAATAAGGCAATTTTATTTGAAGCAGGTGTTAAAGAATAAACACCGCCACTAGTTCTCAGCATTTCGAAAACATATATTCCGAATTGGTATACCGCAAAGTCCCTTATTTTTCTTTTTTGTTCTCTAGTGAAAGGTTTAATGAAACTTTTTTTTGCTGATTTATAATCTGTTAGACCCGCATATTCTATCCAAGTTTTTCCATGCAATTGAATTTCTTTAAGGTGGACAAAGACATACAATAACTTATCTTCTTGCATCATTGCGGTGTATCTAAGAGGATCTTTGGCAAACCAATACTCAAAATTATTATCTTTAACCCACTTCCTTAATCTATCATCATATTCACCGTGATAGAAACTAATTCCGTTAATCATTTATGTATGAATCTCCTTGAAAAAATTTCAATTCTGGGTCCCAAACCGAGACAGTTCTCTTCGAAAAATATGCAGTAGAAGTATTCAACACCATCTCTTTCATCTTTTTGTGGATGTCAGGGTCATATTCTACTTCAAGAAAACTATGCAAATATTCTATATTGTTATCTAAGTCGTAATAATCAATTACAAGGTTGACGTGGTTTCTATAAAAATCTCTAAGACCGGAATAACTCTCATACAAACCTTCGTAATTATATTTTGTATGGACAAACGAGTCTTCGGGGAATATATCTAACGTAGATTGAATACACCTTTCCAAATCCTTTTCTATATAAATTACTGTTGCCTTTTCAAACAATCCATGATCATAGGTTAGGAAGTTAAATGCGTCGACGTTAATGAATTGCTTAGATGGATCATAAAATTCTAGACAGAAATCTGAAACTGAATTAACTTTCAGGGTGTGTTCATGATTGGAGTTTAAATTTTCGTACTCAGAAAAATACTTATATAACCAAAAGTTCTAGATCTAGGCAACCCACAAATCAATAAAGGTAGTTTCATTATAAATCACATTACCCATTTAACAGGGTTCCATTTCTATCATAAACGCCGATGCCATTAAACCCATCAACTTTATCTGCGTTTAAATTACTTATAAGGGTTGTAGAAGCAACTACAAAGGGGGCGGTTCCAGTTGTATTATTAAAATTAACTGTAGCACCAGCAGCAGCAGTGAGGGTAGTACCGCTGTTAAATGTTAGGGTTCCGCTAGTGTAATTGTCTGTTGCACCGCTTAATAAAAACGCAGCTGCTTCTAGACCGTCTAATTGGTCAGCGTTTATATTCAATGCATCAACAAAGGTTTTGGTAACTCTGGCATCTATAGCACTATTAGCGCGGGTAGTAGTGTAATATAAATTAGTTCCTTCTGCTAAATTAGTAGTGGTAGAACCTGCTAGTTGCGAGGTGAATGAAGCAGAGTCCACGTCCGTGTAAGAAATTATACCAGTTCCAGCGTCATAACTCAAATCGCCAGATACACTAATAGCGTTTCTTGCTCTAGTGTTTGTAAAGTAAAGGTTGGTTCCTTCAGTTAGATCAGTTGTAGTGGCCGCAGCTAACTGGGAAGTGAATGATGCAGAATCTATATCTGTGTACGAGATAATTCCAGTGCCTGGGTCGTAACTCAAATCACCAGATACGCTAATAGCATTCCTTGCTCTAGCGTTTGTAAAGTAGAGATTATTGCCTTCTGTCAACTCAGTTGTAGTTGAACCTGCTAGTTGCGAGGTGAATGAAGCAGAGTCAATGTCCGTATATGAGATAATTCCAGTGCCTGGGTCGTAGCTCAAATCACCAGATACACTAATAGCGTTTCTTGCCCTAGTGTCCGTAAAGTAGAGATTAGTTCCTTCTGTCAACTCAGTTGTAGTTCTTAACGCAAAATCAGAATCTATTTGAAGTTGAACTTTTGCTGAATCGTAAGAATTAACTATGTCGAAAGAAAGATTACCAGCACCATCTGTTTTAAGAAATTCTCCAGGATTTCCATCTACAGAAGGATAAGTTAAGTTTTGAATAACAACTACAGCATCAAAGTTTTTTTCACCAGTGATAGTTTGGTTGGTATTTAACGTGACATAAGAACCTGACAATGTACTTGTAAGGTTCGTTATGTCGGAATCAAGGGCTAGAAAATTGGAATCTAACTCAGTAAAGGTTAGAGCAGAACCCTTGACAGATCGTAGGGTGAGAGTAGCCATATCAACCCGATTTAGTTAATAAAAGAATGAGTGAGGGTATAAACCCTCACTCATCAATTCGGTGCTTCGTATGTCAGGGAAGTAATAGTTATAGTGTCTCCGTTACCGATAGCGGTTGAAGACAAGATAATATCACCACCGCCAGCAGGAGCGGTTACACTACCAGTGAAACAAGAATCCCCGGCACCTGAAAATACTGTGAATTTCGTAACAGTTCCGGCATTACAATTGCTGTCCCCTGTTATAGGGTTAGCGTCTGCTCGACCTGCTACAGTAGCACCAGCGTTGCCAAAGGCAGTAGCACTAAACAAGAGGGTGGCAACATCGGAATCGTTGACACCACCGTCTTGGAAGACAATAGTACCTGCGCCGCCAAGGTCAATGAGGTCTACAACATAATCAGCAATACCGTTGCGGACATCGGTTGGGTGAGTGACTGCCATTTATTTTCTCCTAGAGTTTTCTTTATGTTTTACTAATTTTTCTACCTGATCGGCAGTTACTTCTTTTTGAAAAGAAATTTGTTCTGATTGCCCGCTTTTTCTAATAACTGTAGCAGTTCCAGATAATTTGCCGAGAGTGCTTTTCGCATTCATTATTTATACCTCTATTTAGTTACACTTCTGGAGACCATTAGTTTGCCCTCCAATACACGTTCTACAATAGTTTGGTCGGAATCTAAATACTCGACCTCAACATCATAAACATACCTTCTTCTGGTCAAACTGTCTGTTTGAACATTCGTTAATGTTAGTTCTACCAAACCGCTGGTTTTTGGTTCTACGATAGTAACCCCGAAAGAAATAGCTTCATCGGAATCCGCATCATAACTACGGTTTATCTTACCTCTTACAGTAAACCCGTTGAGATCTCTCACAGATTTATCGACGTCGAGCAACTTTAATTGCCACTTTGCATTTGCGCCTTGATCGACTTCTAAATCTTCGTAAAATGCCATTACACGTGCCCTTAAACTTATTATCCTATTTATACTTATCAACAGTTTCTTTTGACGTTCTAACTACAATTGTTTTTGTATCTTCTTTAATTATAGTTATAACTTTATTATAATCTTCTTGAACCTTTATTTCCCTTACGTTAGAAGATGAAGTTGCTGTAGGAGAAATTTCTAGTACACCACTACTTGATGGAACCTTGATTAAAGAGGTTTCCTGATTCTCTAGAACTATTGGATGAATAGAAAGAGAAGACAAACTAGAAATTATTCTAGTGTAATCTTTTTGTATTGTGGTGACTGGAACATTTTCTCGTATTTTTATTAACTTCGGGGAAGTTGGGTTTATAATACAATATTCGTTTTTCTCCTTTCTACTTTGTAAAACCCTAGTTCTTTCTTTTTGTATAATAATCCTCTTTAACAAAGGTATGTTGAAGTTTTTTAACCTTCTGTTAGAGAGACCGACTACTATACAACTAGTTGTCAATAAATTCGCAGAAATAGGTTTTCTATCTATCTTAACAATTGCTGCTGTTTTAGCGGAACCGGCTTTTGGAGATTTTACGAGAACTATAGACCTTTCAGAAACCGCGTCTATAATTGAAACGTCAGTTGCTTCCAGAATACCAACGGCTGTGATAATCCTTTCAGAAACACCGCTTACAATATTGTTGTCTGTCGGTTTAAGGTCTGCGAAACCTTCTTGATTTATTGTTCTCTCGGCAATACCAACAATAGTTGAATTGTCAGTGAACAATTCAGCTGAAGGCGTCAACGCTTTAACAGAAGTTCCATTTATAATATGATCTTCTGATTGTAATTCACCTGAAGCAGTAATTACTCGTTCAGCAATACCAGTAACAATATTGTTGTCTGTTGGTTTTAAATCACCAGAAGCAACAATTATTCTCTCAGAGATTCCATTAACAATGCTGTCTTCAGATTCTATTACACCAGAACCAACAACTGTTCTTACAGCGACGCCAGTAACAATGGTTTCAGATACGCACTCTCCAGAACCAGTGATAGTTCTTTCAGACGAACCAGAAACTATACAATCGTTTGTGGACAATGCCCCCGAAGCAGTAATTACTCGTTCAGCAATACCAGTAACAATATTGTTGTCTGTTGGTTTTAAATCGCCAGAAGCATAGAACGTTGCGAATGTTTGTCCTCTGACCTTTGAATCATTCGTTACCAAAGTTCCCGAGGCAGTTATTATCCTCTCGGCAATACCAGAGACTACAGAATTGCCGGATACGCATATGCCTGTACCCGGAACAGTATTCTCGGCAATAGCAGAAACAGTACAATTATCAGATAACAAATTCCCGGACGCAGTTATAATTCTTTCTGCTACACCAGTAACAACACAATTATCTGTTACCAGATTTCCTGTTGCAGTAATTACTCGTTCAGCAATAGCAGAAACAATACTATTATCTGATTTTAAATCTACGGAAGAAGTTACTACTCTTTCTATAGATCCAGTTGTAGTAGAATTGTCTGTTACCAGATTTCCTGTTGCAGTAATTACTCGTTCAGCAATACCAGTAACAACAGAGTTGCCGGAGAACAATTCGACAGAAGGAGTTAATACCTTCGAAGAAGCACCGTTTATGATGGAATCGCCAGAAGACAATTCACCAGAAGCAGTAATGATTCTTTCAGCAATGCCGGAGACTACAGAAATATCAGAAGTTATATCACCAGAAGCAGTAATGATTCTTTCTGATGTTGATGAAACCTGAGAGTTGCCCGATTCTAATGTACCAGCACCATTTCTTCCGACAGATTCATTAGAATTTGTTTGAGAATCGCCGGACTCCAATGAACCTTGGAACAGAACTATTATACGTTCTGCTTCACCATTAACGACCACCGTACTTTCTAAAGAACCATCTACAGAAACTATAGTTCTTCTAGAGGTTCCGGCAACAATGCTATCACTTGCAACTAAATTACCAGTAGCGTCAGACCTTCCGGATACTGTGACAAATGCAGTAACAATAGAATCACTACACTCTAAAGTACCAGAACCAACAACTGTTCTTTCAGCGACACCAGTAACAATGCTTTCAGATGTTATCGTTCCGGAGCCAGATATAGTTCTTTCCGCTATACCAGTAACTACAGAGTTTCCAGATTGACAAACACCAGTTCCGGGGATTACATTCTCAGCATTTGCTGAGACAGAACAATCCCCGGATAACAAATTACCAGAACCAGTAATAACTCTTTCTGATATTCCAGTGACAGTTGAAGGGTCTAATATTATCGTTCCGGAGCCAGTAATAGTTCTTTCGGCAATGCCAGTAACAGTGCTTTCGGATGTTATTGCGCCAGAACCAACGACTGTTCTTTCTGCTACACCATTAACAATAGAATCGTCTGTAACCAATACACCGGAAGCAGGAAAAACAAGTGAAGCTTTGCCAGTTACTAGTGATTCGCAAGGAAGCACAACATAGTCGGCATCTACATATGCTGTAGAACCATAATATGGATTTTGAACATATGGTGAGTTTATACCGCCATACGCTATCCAACTTAATTTTGGTTGATCTCGTACAATTGGTGAACTTGCAGATACAGAAGAAGCAGAAGGTTGCAATGCTCCGCTTGCTTCAAATTTTGGAGAGTATTCAATTACAATCGTGCCACCAGTTTGACTATTAAGGGTTCCATTATCTGGACCCATGTTCTGATTGTAAGTGTAAGCTGTTGTTACCGAAAGAGTTGCATAATTAGCAGCAGTTGTACTTCTGCTAGGATTAAGAGTAATAGCAGTATCTGTAGCAGGAATATTGAATGGATCTGGATCAGTACCCCCAACATAGGTTGTTCCGGAACCACCAGCAGTTTCTACAGATAAACCAGTAGAAGAACCTAATAATATAGAATCGCTATTTGTATTAACGGTTATA